ACTAGGAGGATATAATTATGGCAAAAACTACATTTCAAGGACCAGTAAAATCTATTAATGGTTTTCAAGGTGTTGGAACTGGAAACTCTGTATCAATTGCAGCCGGTGCAACTTCTTTAACTGTTGATTCACATGCTGGTAGAATGTTGTACCACAATGTTGCTGGTGCAGCTACTTTGACTTTACCTGCGATTAACTCATCATCTGATTCAGGTGTTGCAGGACCAGGCAATGATCCAAACTCAGCAAACAATTTAGGTGCTAGTTTTGAGATTTACATTGGAACAACTAAAACTGCTGACTTTATTTTACAAGTCGCTAATGCTAATGATACAATGACTGGTAATGCAATCATCGTTGATACGGATACAAACGATAATGCTGAAGGTTTTATGACTGCAGCTGCTTCAGATACTATTACTTTAAATGGTAGTACAACTGGAGGATTAGCTGGAACAATCATAACTTGCAAAGCAATCGGTGAAAACAGATGGGGTGTTCAAGTCCATACTGGTGGAACTGGTGATGCAGCTACACCTTTTAGTGCAGCAGTAAGTTAATAATTAATTTGGTGTGGGGCTTCGGCCCCATACTTAAATTTTAAGGAGAAAATATGATTTCAGATCAAACGACACTGAATAAAACTACCGGAGCTGCTTCTGTTTTAAGAGGTGCTAGAACAAGAGTTACTTCTCTTCAGGGTAGAGGTGAAGCTGGTTCAGTTTTATCTTTACATGATGTAAGTGATGCTGCGGATGCTGCATCAGGTAACTTAAAAGCTATTTATAGATTCGAAACAGAAGGATTAGAGGTTTACATACCTGGTTCTGGTATTTTGTTTGAAAACGGAGTTTGTGCAACTTTAACACAATCATCCGGCACAGACGGAAGTGTTACCATGACAATCACAGGAGCATAGTAAATGGCTAATACCACTTCGGGAACAGCAACGTTCGATAAAACTTTTGCTATCGATGAGATAATAGAAGAGGCTTTTGAACGTATAGGTCAACAGAATGTTGCTGGTTATCAATTAAAAAATGCTAGAAGAACTTTAAATATCCTATTTCAAGAATGGGGTAATAGAGGTATTCACTATTGGGAGGTAGATGAACTTAATATGGATCTGATCGAAGGTCAGTCGGACTATGACTTTTTTAGATCTAGTGATGATGGAACAAGTGCTGTCTCCACGCCAGCAAACGTATTTGGAATGTCCGATGTCCTTGAGGCACAATTAAGATCTAACAGAACTCAGACGACACAATCAGACAGTCCGATGACAAAAGTGGATAGATCTACGTATGCAGGATTCTCAAATAAATTATCTAAAGGTACGCCTAATCAATATTGGGTAGAAAGATTTATTGACAAAGTTAGAGTGCATATCTATCCAACACCAGATTCAACAAATGCATCTAAAGACATGCACTTCTATTACATAAAAAGAATACAAGATGTTGGAGATTATACAAACGCAACAGATGTGCCATTTAGATTTGTACCCTGCATGGTATCAGGATTAGCATATTATTTGTCTATGAAATATATGCCACAGATGACTCAAGCAACAAAATTAATTTATGAGGATGAGTTTGCAAGAGCGTTAGCAGAGGACGGTTCTGCATCTAGCACACACATAACACCAAAAGCATATTACCCAGGATCATAATGGCAAAGTACGCAACAGGTAAATACGCAAAAGCAATATCAGATAGATCTGGTTTAGAATTTCCATACAAAGAAATGGTCAGAGAATGGAATGGATCTTTTGTGCATATATCAGAATTTGAACCTAAACAGCCACAATTAGAACCAAAGCCTATGAATGGTGATTCTATATCTTTAAGACATGTAAGACCTGACAGAACAGAGACCGCTGTTCCAAGAATACTACCTTTAAATCCTTTCACAACAACAAACGGATCTACAACAATAACTGTTGAAGAGCCTGATCATGGAAGATCAACAAATGATCGAGTTAGATTTAGAGATGCAAGTGTTGTTGGAGGAGTGGCTGCGGCAACGATAAATTTAGCTGCAGGTTATTTAATTACTAAGGTAAATGATGATAAATATACCTTTGCAACTGCAACAACATCTAGTATAACTGAGACAGGAGGAGGTGGCTCTGCATCGGCAGGACCTGTGACGGTAACAGCATGATTAAAAAAATTAAAAATTTTATCTGTAAATTATTTGGTATTAAACAATGTGCATGTCCAGAGGATATGGATGAACATGCAGAATTATATTTACATGTGCCAGAACCAGAGATTCCAGTGCATGAGGAAAAACCAAAACATTGTTCAGGACATACAAGATTTAGAAAATCCTGTCCTCTTTGTCAGGAGATAGTGGCATAATGGCTGGATTAAGCGCATCAGGATTAAAAACACAGATTAGAAGTTATACCGAAACAGATTCAAATGTTTTAACAGATGCTGTTTTGGAAAATATAATCTTAAATGCACAATACAGAATTTTTAGAGATGTGCCAGTTGATGCGGATAGAAAACAACAACTAGGTAATTTTGTTGCTGGACAGGAATCTATAAACTGTCCTGCAGGAGCTGTGTTCATAAGAGGCATACAGGTTTATGATACGGCAGGATCAGAGATTACGGGAGCTAACAGATGGTTAGAGAAAAAAGATGTAACATATCTTCAAGAGTATCAGGATGTTACAGGCACATCAGCAGCTCAAGGTCAACCTAAATATTATGCTATGTTTGGTGGTGCTACAGGTGAGGCAGATACTAACTCAGGTAGAATATTTGTAGCTCCAGTTCCTAATACTACGTATAGATTCAGAGTGCATTTTAATAAAATGCCAGATCTTTTAGAGGATAATGATACCAATTATATCAGTCTTAATTTTCCAAATGGGCTTTTATATTGCTGTCTATCAGAAGCGTACGGCTTTTTAAAAGGCCCTATGGATATGTTGACATTATACGAAAATAAATATAAACAAGAGGTACAGAAGTTTGCTAGTGAGCAAGTCGGTAGAAGACGAAGAGACGACTACACTGATGGAACTGTCAGAATACCGATACCCTCACCAAACCCATAGGAGAATAGATTATGGCAATAACATCGGCAATATGTTCAAGTTTCAAACAGGAACTTTTACAAGGTAAACACAGTTTTGAATCGTCTGGTGGTCACACTTTTAAGATTGCACTATTTGATAGTGATGCAACTTTAGGTGCTTCTACAACAGATTATTCAACATCAGAAGAAATTACAAATACATCTGGATCTGCGTATTCTGCGGGTGGAGCAACTCTTACAAACTCAGGAGTCTCACTATCTTCAACAACTGCATTTACAGATTTTTCTGATGTAACTTTTTCATCTGCTTCTTTCACTGCAAATGGCGCACTAATATATAACACAACAACAGATGGTGGATCAGGAACGACTGACGCTGTTTGTGCGATTGCATTTGGTGGTGACAAGACAGCTAGTAACGGAACTTTTAAAATTGAGTTTCCAACAGCAGATTCAAGTAGCGCAATAATCAGATTAGCATAGGAGGCCGACCATGTCGGTATCTTCAGGATGGGGTCGACTTACCTGGAACCAATCACAATGGGGAGAGGCAACCATTATTGGTGCAGGTTGGGGTGCTCAAACATGGAACCATGGTGCATGGAATGATCTTAATGATGTAACAATTAATGTTACAGGTTTTTCAATTGAAACAAATTTAGGTATAGAAGGCTGGAGTAATAACGCTTACGGTCGTGGTGCATGGGGTGAGTTTGCAGCAGATGTAGGTTTAGGTTCAGATGTTTCTGTAGATGGTGTATCTTTTGCAGCTGCAACAACTACAGCTTCTGGAATAGGTTCTGCAGTTGTAGAACCATCTGGAATATCAGCGTCATTTAATGTTGGATCATTAGCAGTTGAGTCTGATGCTAATGTTGCAATGTCAGGAATTTCTGCTTCTTTTGCGTTAGGAGTTGTAGATGTTGCTGATCAAGTTGTAGGTTTTGATGGTTTAAGTTCAACTTTAAGTCAAGGAACTGCAATTGCACCAAACGAAACTGCAATACTTTCTGGAGTTTCTGCAACAGTAAGTCAGGGAACCGCAATCGCATTTTCTAGTAACCAGGCAGACCTACCTAGTTTTTCTGCATCATTATCTTTAGGAAATGTAGTTGTACCAAACGATACAGCGATATTATCTGGACTTTCAATAGAATCTCAACAAGGATCTATTGTTGGTTTAGGTGGAGCCGTGGCTCAACCTTCATCATTATCTGCAACAGCTAGTGTTGGAGTCTTAGATCCTAATGACATGTCATTAGGAATATCAGGGGTATCTTTTTCTGCTAGTATTGGTGCTGTATCTGTAGTAGATATTGCAGTAGGATTTGATGGATTATCTGTAGCAACTAGTATTGGAGCTGTAGATATATTTGCTTATGGTGATGTTGACACTGGTTCAAATACGTCATATAGTAATGTTTCAACGGGTTCGAACGACACATATTCGGATGTTGCAACTGGATCAAATACAAGTTATAACGATGTAGCAGCGTAGGAGAATTTTTATGGCATCAACATTTACACCCCTAGGGGT